GTGGTAGTGTACATAACTTTGGTGGGGGACTCTTCACGGTCGCATTCTATTCCATGGATCTCGTTTACACTAGGTTTACACGAGATAGAGTAGTCTGAATTCTCCATCTGTTGCTTATTAGAGAAAGGTGCATCGTAGGGATCATAGTCAGTGGCCATGATCACACTACCAAGCGCCTGACTAGTAGCGAAGTCAGAGGAGGTAGAGATAAACTCAAAGACAATTCCATTAGCTTGCCATTGATCGAACAACGGGGCTATAGTGGAAAGCCAAGGGAAAGTTTTGACTGTGGTTGGGTTTAGCGGATAAACGCTATTAAGAAAAGTTCCATCGGAACTCGAGACGACATCACCGAGATACTCTCGCTCACAGATGCGAGTACCACGTCCTTCAGAGAAGAACTTAGGCACAACGCCTCCTGACATTGCTGTCATGAGTGAGTTAGTCTTGATTTTGTAGTCACCAAACCCGAATAGCTTAGCTATTCCTTCACCAGCTTTGGCACCTAGATCACCATTACCTAGAAAAGTACCAGCCGCACGTCCAAGGCCTGAGGCTATGGATTTGGGCATGGAAGCTCCTTTGGAGATGGTACCCTCGATCTTATCGAGCTTACGCTCAATACGTTCGAGAGGTTTATCTTTGGGCTTAGCCGGTGGCTCGACGTCGACATCATAATCGCCCCTACCACGAAGGTTGGGGGCTTTCTTCACACGAGGTCGGATCTTCTTCGCTGTCTGCATGTTTCGATTTCACTTCGTCACCCCCTCGAAGTGTCAAGTATTTTAACGCAAGTTGATAGTCAGGGTGATGCTGAAAACACATATCGAAAGCGAGTCTCTTCTCATCATCGAAAACGTCTTCTGTACTTTGTTGGTACACGCTTTTCCAGATGTTCTCCTGGTAGGAGCAGTCTTCTGTGAAAACGGTGGAACAAAAGTTGAAAACATCGGTTTGGACCGCAGTGTCGGTGATAACGAAACCGTACTTAGCGTACTGTTCGTGATGACCACCGGAGTCATTGCAGTCGTCACCGGCTGTTTTAACGTAGGAGACGGAATGACCAGTTGCATCATAGCTGACGAGATCGGCGAGCCAACCCCGGACGAAGCTATTATCCTCGAAAGTTTGATAAACTCCCGAAAGCATCTGGCCAACGATGGTGATGTAAAGTTTACCGCTAGGAAACTGAAGCAAAGGGATGCATAAAGCCATGTAATACCCTTTTAAGGTATAAAAGTGGCGTTCATGCCCATCGACGGGTCCAAAGTCAAGACCGTTCACCTTACCGATACCCATCTGAAGAGCATTCTTAACGAATGCACAAACGTTGTCGTATAAAGAAACGGAATACTCCCAACCTTGAACGTCGGAAGTGTAAAGAGGAGAAGCGCGGCGGAATTCGTGAAACATCTGAAGAGTTGCTTCGCGAGTGGTAATGTCGAGTTGAGTTGCAGTTGGACATTGACCATGAGCTTGCTCAAGGGCAAAGTTGTCGTGCAATAGAAGACGACCGATCGAATTAACGATCACTGAGACCATCTTGATCAAACGCGGGCGCTTACCTACTTTACGAGGTTCAGGTTTTATCGCGACCAGAACTGGGTCGGTAACGTCACCACTAACAAGGTCGAAAGATTGAGAAGGATGGAGTTGGAGAAAATCCTGAGATTTCCCATACTCATAGAGCTTCTCTAAGCGTCGCTCTATCTGCATCTTAAACTCAGTGAGATAAGACGAGATGGAGGAGTTGCTGGAGAACTTAAAGCATAGGGGAGAACCTGGGGACTTCCGTGGGTCGATCTTGTTGTACAAGAGGTCGAACACTCGATCCTTAATGACGAATCCATCCTCAAAGTAGCTGGCAAAATCGATTTGACCGGAGAAATTTGGGTATCTCTGAACAAAACCAAGAAAGCGAGCGTCTAACCAAGGAGGATTCGTCATGCGATCTACTGTTGGGGCTCTGCGTCTGTCGACGTAGAAGGAGTAGATTTCTTCTTCGGTTTCCTTGTGGGCTGTGGACCAGTAGTAGTCGGTTGACCCGGGGTAGTCGAAATTTGGGATTCTGACTTCCGGGCGGACTTTGCTACGGCAGGTGCCGACGTGGGAGAGGGGTTGAACTTCGAGGTCATAACCTGCGAGAGACGCGAGAGCGCCACTCCAAGTTCCTTGACTTCCGAACGAAGTTCCTCCAAGTCTGATGTTCGCTGGATTGTTGAAATACCAGCAAGCTTCGTTAACGGGATGGGCTTGGTCACCCCTGGCCGGTTTACCGACTTCAGTTCGGTATCGATAACCTTCTTGGCCGCCGCCTGAGCCTTCAAAAGAAGAGAACCGGGGACGGCTTCAACGTCTCGATCGACCAACACCCGAATCTCAATAGGATCCGGGTCGGATCGAACGACCTCGCCCTCATCGTCAGCCTCCTGAACAGTAACAAATTTTCGCTTCTTGGGAG